ATGAAAAACTCTGTATTTAAATTTAATCCAGATAGTCCACGAACTCCGCCAGATAGTCCAGATAATGACCCATATGGTGATGGAATTTCCCCGTTAACAGAGCCAAATACTCCAGAAAAAAGAAAAAAAAAGATATCAAAAACATTTTCTTTACCTTTTCCTTTAATTAAGAATCCACAAACTGAATTAGAAGATGAATATTTATTGGAGTTAGAACGAAATTATAATGAATATCAAAACGCGGTAGGGTCTATAGATTTTATTACAAATAGATATATAAATGATTTAAAACAAAATCCAACTGTAAGAACTATTTTAAATACATATGAAGATGCAGTAGAATGTTATTATACAATTCTGGGTAAATTTATAAATGTATCAGTATTTGTTTCTGGTCAAGAATCTAAATTAATAGATACTATTATAGAAAGTACTCAAATACGTTTACAAACATTATATTCAGAAAATAATGTAGGTGGAAAAAGAAAAACACAAAAAAATAAAAAAATTAAGAAAAAAATCAAGAGAAAAACCAATAAAAAGATAAAAAAATTAAGAAAAATTAAGTGTAAATAGGAATATCATCAATATTAATAATATTTTGATTGGAAATATCATCTTTAGATATTTCGAATTGTTTAAAATAAGGTAATTTAAGTTGAGCTTCGGGAGTATGATGATGCACAGTTCTAGCAATCATTTTATAGAGTTTGAAATCGGGATATCTTTCTTCGCCATTCTTTTTATATAAAATATTTTTGCCATTATCATCAGTGCACCATAATTGAACGATTTTTTGTAAATCATTAAAATTATTAGTATCTTCATCATCATCAATAATAAAATCATATAGAGAACAACCTAATCTACATAAATCAAAACTGAAATTAGGGTCAATTCTTGGTTTGTCTATATTTAAATACGGTTCACAATTGTATTGCGTGGAAGCATCACCAGATGGTCCAAAGCTATCACTACAATATAGGCGATTATTAAATCGATAAATACTTCTTCCAAAATCAATAATTTTATAAATTCTACCATAAGTAGGAACTTTATAAATTTGTTTGTTATATTTATAATGAAGGTAATCAATATTAGTTTCGTTATACATAATATTATTAGTATGTAGGTCGTTATGAGTGAAATGGAAAGATTTCTGATAACATAACAAAGTCATAATAATCTGAAATAAAGCACAAACACTTTCATAGCTACTTAAATTTTCATTTTCAAATAATTTATCTAATGTGCCTTTACATTTTTCAATACAAATAGCTTGAATCGGAAAATTATTAATATAAGCAAAGCTTTCTTCACAATTAGAAACATTATTGCTATCTGTTTCCCAACAAGTGCTATCATCATCGTGTTCATCGTCATCATTATCATCATGTTCATCATCATCATGTTCATCGTCATCATGTTCATCATCATCGGTGGAATTGCTAATATTACTATCATTGGACGATGAAGAAGAATTAATAGAACAAGTAGAATTATTATCTTCGTTATCAGAATTAATAGAATTTGTTTTTTCATAAATGACAGAACAAGAATCAATAGAAGAATCAGTAATAGGAATATCAATATCAGGTAAAGAATTAACAGTAATATTATGTTTTAGAGATTTTGAAAAACACAAGCGATTTTTATTAGCTCGGGAAGAAAAATTATGAAAACCATCATCGACAATAGAAATCGAAAATAAAGAATTAACATTGTTATTAAAAAAACTGGATGAATAAAGATATTCAAGGTCTTCAGATATTTCAACTTTAAATTGTTTTTGTATGGCTAAAAATGAACCATAATAATCGATAGAATTTATAAAATTATGTGTATATAGGGTTTTACTGGTTAAATAATAAAAGAAATTATCAATATAGGAAACATTATTAGGGTCTAACATTTTCGAAATAATATTACCAGAATTATCGTCAAATGTAGGAAGATTATTAAAATCAGAATGAAAATCCTTGTATTTACCAACCATATATCTGGTAGGGTCAATTAAGGGAGAAAATTTAATAAAAACGGGTTGTTCTAAAGTATTTTTAGTAGTAGTATCAAACAAATGATTAGTATCTAAAAATTGAAATCTATGATTTAATGAAATTTTGTTATAAGTGTTTTCATCTAAATTAAATAATTCATTATAAAGCGGATTAAAAAATTGTATATTTGTAAGAGATAAAGGGTCATATGAATCATTAGCAGATATATCACTAAATAGATTCATATTTATTTTAGGAAGTTTATGATAGAATAAATCAAATTTAGGCATAATTGAAAATATAAATCCAATATAAGTGGTTAATACATTTTTCTTAAAGTAATTAAACTTATAAATAATATTTAGGAAGGTATGTACGTTTAATAATACGAATCAAAATATGTTTATTCTTTATTAACATATTTAAAAAATGACATTGGAAATGAAAAAATTTAATATGCGTGAAATAACATTTAAACCTGATGAGAACAAAGGACCAGTAATAGTTATGATAGGTAGACGTGATACCGGAAAATCATTTTTAGTGCGTGATTTATTATATTATCATCAAGATATCCCAATCGGAACAGTAATATCAGGAACAGAAGCAGGAAATGGGTTTTATGCAGCACATGTGCCGAAGTTATTTATTCATGAAGAATATAATACGGTTTTAATAGAAAATATTCTGCGGCGGCAGAAAACGGTGTTAAAACAAGTAAATAAAGAGATAGCACAATATAAGCGGTCATCAATAGACCCGCGGGCATTTGTAATATTAGATGATTGTCTATATGACCAAGGGTGGACACGAGATAAAATGATGCGATTACTATTTATGAATGGGCGTCATTGGAAGATAATGTTGATTATTACAATGCAATATCCATTAGGTATTCCCCCAAATTTGCGTACAAATATAGATTATGTATTTATATTACGCGAACCATATTTAACCAATAGAAAAAGAATTTGGGAGAATTATGCAAGTATGTTTCCAACATTAGAGGCTTTCTGTGCAGTAATGGACCAAACCACGGAGAATTATGAATGTTTAGTTATAAATAATAATGCAAAATCGAATAAATTGAATGACCAAATATTTTGGTATAAAGCAGAGAATCATCCAAATTTTAGGTTAGGTTCAAAGGAATTTTGGGAAATATCGAAAAATATGGGTTCAGATGATGAAGATGAAGCATATGACCCAAGTAAATCAAAAAAAAAGTCAGCTACGACAATCAATGTAAAGAAAACGAAATGGTAATTTAACTAACACTATCATTATCATCATTAACTGAAATATCATCATTAAAATATATATGAGCTGTAGAATTTAGATTATTAAAAGAAATAGGAAATGGATGAGATTGTTCCATATATTTTTTCATATCGGGATTAATAGGACAAACGTTATCAATATGACTTTTTTGATACATATGATAATAATTAATAGGAAAATTAAACTCTATATGTTCAGTATTATATGTAATATATGTTTTAGTTTTAGTTTTAAATGGATGAATTTTTTTTATAATTCTACGACCGAATGCAGGATTGAATTTATTGAATTGTTCTAACATATATTGATAATAAACAAAGTATTTATTTTGGTCAACAGTAGTCATAGAATGTATATTACGATAATATAAATTTAAATAAGGTTTAAAAATATCAACAATAATTTTTTGTGAAATATCGGAGTGGATAGTAATTATATTTTTAGGATTACTGGAATTATATGTATTAATCATGTCTATAATATCATCATATATGGGATTATCATCGTCGCTCTCAATAATATCTAAATTATTATTTTGTAAATGACAAGTATTTTCAATATATTTATTTCTTAATTGGTATTCAAATTGATTAATAAAATAGGCAAGGGAGAAATTTGATAAAAAGAAATTATGGAAAACAGAGGAAATCATAAAATTACTTTTTTTAATGGCGAAATAAATAGTATATAAATTGGATTTTGAAAAAGGAATATTATTATAAGGATTTTTAATAGGATTTGGTTCAGCATAAAATTCAAAATGATTACATAGAGATTTATTAATAATTCTATTCAAATCACTAAATGTAAAAGTGTATTTAGTGTTTTCTTGTAAAATAGTGATAGTATTTCTATCATTTTCACAAATTGGATTCATATACATGTCAGTAGAACAACCAGAAGAAGCAAGCTTATACTTACAAATAAAAGCGAATTTATTAAGTGCATGATAATGTTTTTGTGTGCATTGAATAAAACTTTGCATGCGTTCTTTATCGTGCTGACTAATAAACATATTTTCAAGAATATTTTTTACAAAAATAAATTTTTGTGAACTTTGAAAAGAAGTTATAGTAAAAACAAAGTGAATAACACCTAATTCTTTAATTTTATCTGAATATTCATTGCAAAAATCACAATACATTTGAAATGAAGTAGCGTTATTTGAGTTAGTATTAATATAAGACCATTCCGATAATTTATTAAATGTGCCCCATACAAGCTTTTCTAAAATAATGGAATATGAATTCATTGTTATATAATTTTAATAATATAACAATTAAAATAATTTTAAATCAATTTTATAATGGAATTAGTCAACATCTTCTAATGAATCTTGGGTTTCTTCAATAATAGCGTTATCTTTGTTAGCGTTAGCCATTAACATTTCATTACGTATTTGAGTAGTTTCAACATCAGAAACCTCACGTGATTCAAAATCAACAGTTTCTTGAACACCGATTAGGTTGCCTTCATCATCTAATCTTTGTGTAAGCACATTATTACTTTGTTTAGCCTTTTCAATATTTTCAGCAATAGCGTTCTTTTTTGTTTCACGGATACGCTCTTCGAACTCTTTCTTGGCTTGTTCTTCATTTTTAAGTTTTTCTTTATGCAAAGCATTTAATTCTTCTTCCAAATGTTCGACACGTCCAGTTTTGTATGCATCAGGGTCCCATGGAACCCATACACCAACTGGTCCTACAAAGATATCGTGATTAGGGTCATTTTCACGCAATTTCTTACTTTTCATTTCTGCTTCATCTTGATTGCCGAAAACACCACGAATTTTTAAACCACGAACAGAGGTTTGGAAAGAATGTTCTCTACTAAACTGTTCATTTAACTTATCTTCTTGTTTATCCATGAAGTTTTTGTAATCATCTTCAATACCACTTTTCTTAAGTTTAATACCTTCTTCTTTAACAAATTCATTAAAATCAGCAAGAAGGTCATCAGCAGTTAACTTATATTTATAAGCAATAAAATGTATAAAATCAAAGTATCTTTCCATGGATTTAGAGAATTCCCATTGTTTAACGAATTGTTCAAATAAATAAACTTCACGTTTTCTTAATATCTTTTCGGGTGAAACGAATGACATACATGCGAATTTTTGTCCAGCAATTGATGGGTCTTCATCGCATAGGTCAACATATTTAGGGTTTTCTTGTCCGTCAGGTAAATTTTTTCTTTCAAAAGAAGACATTTAGCTAATATACAAAAATTAAAGATTTATATTTAAGTATTTTCACTAACAATAAATAATATTAATAATCTATTTTTTTATTTGGATATAATATATACTCAAATATGGCTGATATGTTTGATATGAACGAATTGTTGAAGAGAGCAATTAAATACTTAATAGAAGGTTTAGCAGTAGCTATTTGTGCTATGCTCATTCCCAAGAAGGCACTTAATGTTGAAGAGATTATTATTATTGCATTGACTGCTGCGGCAACATTTAGCATCTTGGATGTATTTATTCCTGCAATGGGTTCCAGTGCAAGAAATGGTGCAGGTATGACTTTGGGTAGCACTCTTGTTGGTGGTATTCGTATTGCATAAGCAAATAAATAAAAATAATTTCATATAAGATTTATGATATTATTTACACAGTAGGGAAATATTCCCAATCTAAATCATTACATACTTTTTTCCAAATCATATCTTGTTCTAATTGTTTTTCACGGTCTTTCATCATAGGAATATATGGTAGGTATTGTGTTTGGTCTAACAATACACATAATTGATAAAGTGTATATGTATAATTAAAAAAATTAGTTCTATTTGGTGGACAATGCACCGCCCATGGTTTCTGAATTTCTATAAAGAGAACACATAAAGTTTCATGTAATTCTTCATTCATAACGGGCGGTTTAATACCAAACATAGAATTAATATATTGAATATGTTCAAAGTATTTATTATATCCTAATTTACGTAGAATATCTCTCATTTTATCATAATTTATGATAGACATATCACTAATACGTTCTTTTTTAATACGTGCACGAATATTATCAATAACTTCATCAGGAATTTGTGTAGTTTCTTTTGCTTGAAATTGAGAAAGAATCTCTTTAAAATGATTCAAACGAATATATGCAGTATAGGAAACTTCATTAGGAGGTTCTTTATTAGTAGGTTTGGAATTATCCACAATATATGCAATAAATTTACCACATTGACTATTATTACAAATCATAATTCCCTCTTCATCTTGTGGTATAAGTTCTCCTTTAAAGCATGAATTACATATATCAGTTCGAACAACATAATCATGAATATTGGTAATTTCGTTATTTACATTATTCCAATATTTCATATAAGATTTTTTTGATTTATTATACTTTCCACTATCAAGAGAACCAGCATCTTCATTGATAGCTTTAATTTTAAAAAATGAATTCAAAACATTTGTATTTTGATTTATGGTATTTGAATCATTCGATATTTGTTGTTTTTGCTCAAAATAATCAAATACTATTTTCGAATTGTTTAATAAATACTTCTTTTTTTCAAATTTTAATTCTTTTAACTCTTGTTGAATTTCATTTACTCTATCCTTAATTTTCATAAATTCATCTAATTCATGTTCCTTTAATATTGATACCTTTTCTTTTAATTCTTCCTTTTCTTTTTTAAGATTAGGAATAATATCGTTCTCTATTTTTTCAAAACGGTCTAACATTTCAGTATGTTTAATATCTATAGAATTAATCGGTTGTATACTCTTATTCCCTCGACGAGAATTAGACATTGTTAGATACTTATAAAAAATATATATTTTTATGTTAGTTTTTCATGAATAGGATTAAATTGAAAACTCGTATATATATTAAAAAAGCTATCTAATTGAAAATTATATGGCTCAAAATATAAATATAGAAATACCTACAAATGTTAAAATAGATAAACCAATGTTTCAAAAAATGTTATTTATTACAAATGCTTTAGAGAAAGGTTGGTCAGTTAAAAAAGCAAACGATTCTTATATTTTTACAAAAAAACACGAAAACCGTAGAGAAATATTTCAAGAAAATTATTTAGAAACATTTGTTGCTTCCAATTTTTCAACTGATTTTATCTTGTCTAAACAGGAAAACTTATAAAAATTGATAAAGTATATAATAACAAAACGATATTATATACAAATGAGTAAAAAGGAATATGGTCAGTTTTATACAACACGATATAGATATATATTGCAAAATTTATCGATTCCTGATGATGTAGAACATATAATAGAACCTTTTTGTGGCGAAGGTGATTTATTACAATTTATAAATTCGGATGTAAGATATACTATAGAATGCTATGATATTGAACCTAAAAAAGATTCTATTATACAACGAGATACTTTATTAAATCCTCCAGATTACAATAATAAATTTATACTTACAAATCCTCCTTATTTGGCAAGAAATAAATCGGAAACAAAAGAAATATATGATAGATATAATGCAAATGATTTGTATAAATGTTTTATAAAAGAGTTATTAACTAATAGATGTAAGGGTGGGATTATAATCATTCCATTAAATTTTTGGTCTTCTATTCGTAATGCAGACATTGAATTAAGAAAACAGTTTTTATATGTGTATAATGTAATTTATTTGAATGTATTTGAAGAGCAAGTATTCAACGATACTTCATATACCGTTTGTTCTTTCCAATTTGAATTAAACGTTGGTGCAAATAATAGTATACCCACTATGATATACCCAGATAAAAAGAATATGAATGTATTATTGAATGATGAAAACCAATATACTTTTGGCGGAGAGATATATAACTTACCATTAAAAAATGAATATAAAATAACTCGGTTAACCAGTAAAAATGCTTCTAATAAAAATACTAATATATTAGTAAAATGTATTGACGATAATGAAAGTAATCAAATAAATTTATCTGTAGTTCCTGATGATAAAGTATATATAGATGATACACCAAAATTATCAGCAAGGACGTATGCTTCTCTTATAATAACTCCTGCAATATCATTAGAAAAACAAAAAGTATTAGTAGCAGAGTTTAATACTTATTTGACAGAAAAAAGAAAAAACTACAATTCCTTATTTCTAACAAATTATAGAGAAAGTAAAAGTAGTGCCCGAAAGCGAATTTCCTTTGAATTAGTTTACAATATAGTGCAATATATATTAGAGAGATAGGTTAGTATGCCATTCTTCTTGAAATTTTTTCATGTCGCCAACGAAAATGTATTGTTTAACATGTTGATATTGTGGTTTACTTAATAAGTATTCAAATTTACTTGCAGTATTATAACAAGTATTACCATCAAGAATATTTATAAAATATTTGTTAATACCAAATGCTTCATTATTTTCTACAAGATGGTCTAATTGACATGTTATAAAATGATAAACTTCGCGCAAACTTCTGGTTTGTGCTCCTCCAGCATCACAAATAATTTTGAGATTAAAGAAGAGTTCTTTATTATCAAGTTCAATATGACCATCAAAATCTTCTGTCCATTCAAATCCATCAATCTCTTTCATAGGATATTTTTTATCGATAATTTTTTTTGTTATAATATTGATTCTTTTGTCTGATTTATTACATTTTTTTTGTGTTATTTTTTCGATTAAATTTCTTTGATACAATTCACATTCATTATGTTTTCCTCCCCTATACCAATTTTGATTTTTACGCCAATTTTTGGTTTGTATTTCAGACCCTGGGATTAGAATACGTTTTCTTACTATAAAACTTCTAATCACATTTTGAATTTTAGTTGCTTGAGCTGTTGTAGTCATGATTGAACAATACTATTTAATAATATACTATTAATAAAATATGAAACAATATATCAATTTTTAAATGCAAAAATAGTATAATGCTATTATATAATGTCTAATCCTAAAAAAGTAGGAGAAGGAAGTTATGGCTGCGTTCATAATCCTCCTTTGAAGTGTAAAAATAAACTATATAATCCAGACCCAACAAAGGTTTCAAAAATATTAACAAAAAAGAATGCAAATGATGAATTAAAAGAATTTAAATTAATCCAAAAAGCGGATAAAAAAGAATTTTTTCATTTAGGAAAACCGGGGTCTTGTTTTCCAGATAATAATGAAGCAAATCAAATAGCTATTAATCAATGTGGACGATTTGATAGTGTTCATATAGATAAGTATAAATTGTTATTATTAAAAAATGGCGGTCAAGATTTATCCAATATAGAAGAGAAACTCAAAACATTAAAAATAAATTACGTCAACAAACGTAAATTAGAAGAATTTTGGTTAGATATGTCTCGTTTAATATATGGTTCCAAAGTCTTAATGGATAATGGCATAGTTCATCATGATTTAAAACAACAAAATATCGTGTATAATGAAGAAACAGGACGTGTAAATTTTATTGATTTTGGATTAATGACTACTACAAAAGATATGTTAAAAAATGCAAATGGTTCTCGTTATCCTTATGGAACACATTGGTCATTTCCGCCAGATATATTATTTTATAATTATATTGACTATAAAAGATTAACTGCAAGAAGTGGGCGTGATAGAAATACTTTTATACAAAATACATTTAAAAATTATAATGAACCATTTGAAATAATTCAAAATGAATTAATGGATAAAGCCGAAAATGAAATGGATTTATCAATTAGAATCGTAAGGGATTTTCATAACACGTATAGTAATTTAAAAAATAGTGATGATGATTATAACAGATTTATAAATAAGAGTTTTGAAACTTTTGATAATTACGCAATCGGTTTTAGTTTATTTTCAATATTAAAAGAAACAAAAGATTTAATTGACAAAAAATTATATAACGATTTAAGATTGCTATTTTTAAGTATGATAACTTTTAATGTGTTTGAACGTCCATCACCAAGTCAAGTTGTAGATAAATATGAATTTATTTTAAAAAGTAATGGATTATTAGATAAATACAGTATGAGATTTGAAAACCATTTATTGGTAGATGGAACAGAACAGAAAATTGAAGAATTACCCAAAAGTATTAATACATTTATAAACAACTTGATTTTGAAATGTCCAGAAGGAAAAGAACGTAATCTAAAAACGAAACGTTGTATAAAAGTATGTAAAGATGGTTATTCCAGAAATGCTGATTTTAAATGTAAACGAAATAAAACTCAAAAGAAAAACCCTATTTTAGAAGAAACGAAAACTGATTCGATAGTAGATTTACATAAGACACCAGAAAGAATAATCAATAAAAATAAAACAAAAAAGGAAAAAGTATGTAAAGAAGGAAAAGAACGTAATCCAAAAACGAACCGGTGTATAAATAAATGTGCAGAAGGAAAAGAACGTAATCCAAAAACGAACCGTTGTATAAAAGTATGTAAAGATGGTTATTCCAGAAATGATGATTTTAAATGTAAAAAAAACCAGTAAATATGCAATTTTATAAAAATAATTACATTTTTTGTTTCGTTATATCAGTCAAATTAAAGTGGAAATAGTTTTTTTTTATTATAATACAGAATAGCTGTCATGAAAAATAATATATTTAGGAATAATTAATATATTATTTATTCGTATTTTTCTCAAATTATTTTCTATATCTATAGTATAACTACAGACTATGGCTGGAGGACTTATGCAACTCGTCGCTTATGGCGCACAAGACGTTTTCCTTACTGGAACCCCTGAAATTACCTTCTGGAAGGTGTCTTACAGACGCCACACTAACTTCGCAATGGAATCCATTGAACAGACCTTCTCTGGTCAAGCCGATTTCGGTCGCCGTGTCACCTGTACCATCAGCAGAAACGGTGATCTTGCCTACCGCACCTATCTTCAGGTCACTCTTCCCCAGATTGACCAGAACTTGAGAGACGGTGCCGTCTATGCCCGCTGGTTGGACTACATCGGTGAACACCTTGTTGCCCAAGTTGAGGTTGAGATTGGTGGTCAACGCATTGACCGTCAATATGGTGATTGGATGCACATCTGGAACCAACTTACCCTTTCCAAGGAACAACAAGCTGGCTACTTCAAGATGATTGGTAATACCACCGCTCTTACCTACATCACTGACCCCAACTTTGCTAACGTATCTGGACCTTGCGCTGCCAGCGGAGGACCTGCCCAGGTCTGCGCTCCCCGCAATGCTCTTCCTGAGACCACCCTTTACGTTCCCCTTCAATTCTGGTTTTGCCGCAACCCTGGACTTGCCCTTCCTCTTATTGCTCTTCAATACCACGAGGTCAAGATCAACATTGACTTCCGTCCCATTGGTGAATGCCTCTGGGCCGTAAAGGAGATGGCTGCCACCACCGGAACTCAATCCGTATCTGCTGCTTACCAACAATCCCTTGTTGCTGCATCTCTTTACGTTGACTACATCTTCCTTGACACCGATGAGCGCCGCAAGATGGCACAGAACCCTCATGAGTATCTCATTGAGCAAGTTCAATTCACTGGTGATGAATCTGTTGGTTCCTCTTCCAACAAGATCAAGCTCAACTTCAACCACCCCTGTAAGGAGCTTATCTGGGTTGTCCAACCTGATGCTAACGTAGACTACTGCGAGTCCCTTGAAGGTGGCAAGACTCTTTACAAGACTCTTGGTGCCCAACCTTTCAACTACACTGATGCCATTGATGCTCTTCCCAACGCTGTCCATGCCTTCGGTGGTGAAGATGCTACCTCTGGTTCCGCTGCTTTCATCAACGCCGATGGAACTTTCGAGAGTGCTATGGCTGACTCTGCTACAGGCGCCCAGTGGTCCAATGGTATCGAGGGTGATGGCACTGGTAAACAATCCACTCTCTCTGATGCTGGAACTTTCGTTCTTGCCGAGACTGCCCTTGACATGCACTGCTGGGGTGAGAACCCTGTTGTCACCGCCAAGCTTCAGCTTAATGGCCAAGACCGCTTCTCCGAGCGTGAGGGTTCTTACTTCGACGTAGTCCAACCCTACCAACACCACACCCGTGCCCCCGATGCTGGTGTCAATGTTTACTCATTCGCTCTTCGCCCTGAGGAACACCAACCATCTGGAAGCTGCAACTTCTCCCGTATTGACAACGCTGTCCTCCAGCTTGTTCTTTCATCCAACACTGTCAGTGGTTCCAACACCGCCAAGGTCCGTGTCTATGCCGTCAACTACAACGTTCTTCGTGTAATGTCTGGCATGGCTGGTCCTGCTTACAGTAATTAAGCACTCGGGTGTTTTTAGATAAAAAATAATAAAAAATAATAAATAAATATTTAATATAATTGTTTAAATATTTATTCCAACCACTCCTTTGGCTTCACTTTAGTTTTTCCGCCATATTCAACAGCAAAATTATTTGTAATCATCCATTTACATATATTTTCAGAATTTAGAAGGGAATCTAAATGAACATCAGCTAACAGTCTGCCATATTTTTCACTATCTACATTTTCTAATCGAACCACTTTTCCTAAAATTTTTTCACTTAATGCATCTCGAGCAATAATAGCAAGTCTTTTTTCATTATCATATTTAGTTCTTAATTCTGGTGTATCAATACCATTAAGGCGAACCGAAAAACGATATACAGGGTAATTATCGTAAGGTTTTGCAACAATAGTAATAGAATCACCATCGTAAACTTTAATTACCTTGCCAAATTTAACGTCGGGAGTGAATGGGTCAGTAGAGTCCCAAGTAGCGTCTTCTAATAGTTTTTCAACACTATCCATCTTCTTACAATAACCGCATATATTTCTAAAACAAGAAAACATTTTGTATAATAAATATTTTTATTATACAATATCAATTTTATAGATGAGTGCATGTAGGATTACCAAGAATAAAATGATATAATTCAAATTCCTTACCTAATTGGTTCTTTTTATATATAAAATAATCAGTAACACCAACTAATAAAATCAAAGGTAATGAGTATAATACATATTTTTCACCTTTTAAAATAGTGTCATTCATATCTTTGTTTAATTTATTACGATTAAACCAATATAATCGTTGCGTGTTTGTGATGTAAAGAACGAATAATAAAAAGAAGAATATGGTGTTCCAACGCAAACGAGTTTTAGATGAAAGTAAGAAAATCAAGTAAATACCAAACGCATATACAATGCTATCAAGGCAATTTCCATTTGACCAATCTACTGGATGTAATTCCCGTTCTGTTTTATCAAATGACCAACCGCCTTCTAACATAATAAATATAAAAATAAGTCCAATACCAATAAAATGTTTACCATAAATATTAGAACTTAAAAAACGTTGAGTGCTACATGAAAAAATTTGTGTTGTATACCCACCAGCAATGACTAAAAATGCAACAAATATAAATGATATTTTAGATATATTACTGGTGAGCTTATCTCCTTCTAAAGTATCTACAATTTGTGTCTTTTTCTCTTTTTCAAAATCTACAGGCATTTATATAATACAAATATATATTTTGGAAAAAACTGCATAAATAGAAAAATTAATAAAAAGTAATGAGTTTATATTGTTCTTCTTCACTACATACCCAAAATGAATTATTAATGAATAATTTAACAGAATTTTATAAAGATACTACTTATGTAGAAACCATGATGTCGATTATAAATGGTGAAACAAAAATATCTTTACGTATAGTCGATTGGTTTGTAACCAATTACGCAAAAAAGAATTATACTATCTATGAATTACCTGTAGAAAAGGGAGGGATAAATACAACCACACGGTTTAAGGTATATAATGATTACAAATTGAAATTAAAAGCATATTCTAAAAAACGATTTGACCCATTTTGTAGATGGGAACGAATAACAATTCCATTTAATGATAAACATATGGAAACGACCATAGGTCAATTAAATTTTTTTAAATGGGCTATTGAAAATAAAGTAATTGAGTATATAGAACAACATTATGTAGCAATTGAAAATGATATGAATAATAGAAATAGCACTTCAAAAAATCGTAGTCCAGCAGAAAGTAATTCTAATAATGAAAATGCAAAAACTCGAAAGAGAAGAGAAGAACTGTCAGTATCTGCATGTAAATGTATTAAAAAAGAGAAAGTAAAGATTGTTGTAAAATTTGATTTATAAAATTTGTATTACACCTTTGAAGATTTAAAACACCGTTGTGATTATATCACTACTATTTACGGCTCGCGCTTCCTTCATATTTACATAACGTATATAGAATATACTTTGATTAGACCAACAATTAGTAATATAGTCGGGTATCATATGATATTCATAATATAAACACATACACGGCTGTTTATTGAAACAAAACATAAAGCCGAACCCTCTATTCTTGGTATATATATCAGTATCTTTCATAATCTGTATTTTCCGTTCGATAATCGGTTGAATTACGTTATATCTTTGGTCGTGTTTATGGATTACATTTACATATTTATGATAATCAATACTATTCTTTATTTTATATTTATATTTGATACGTCCATCATACTCAAATATTATATTTTTTAATTCATATGGAAGTTTAGTCATATTATGTAGATTATTTATTATATTTTCATTTTTCATTACGATACTATACATAATAAAAACTATTTATATAATTTTTATTATACTTGTTTCAAAAACAGCGTTTTAAATCTTCAAGGGTGTAAAAAAATTTTTATAAAATAATAGATTTATAAAAATTAGAAATTATAAATGTAGTCAGAAATTTGTTGTATCCATTTATTACCAAGGTCATTTTTATCATTAATATCATAACTAACGTCAGTATCTGTATTTATATGGCATACGGGAAAAGTGCAATTATTCAATAACCATTGGTCATGATAATCTTTACACCTTTGTAAATAATCTAATTGAATACCACCTTCTCCATCTCTTGACCTTTTATTAATTCTATTTAAACAAACATTGGGACCGGAATCAATATAAATAACTGCATCAACATTAATGTCATCCTTACATGCATGATAAAAATGTTCATAAATTGTATAATTAACATCTTCAATCATACCATCATCTCTTAACATTTTCGCAAAAATATTATTATCAGCTTCTAATGAACGTTCGCAAATAATATATTTACAATTCGGATTATTTTTAATAGCATTTTTAACATTAGCAGAACGGGTGGCATATGCCATTACTTGAAATGCAAATGCGTATTTTTCTGTATTTTCATAAAATTTTTGTAAAATAGTAATATTATTATTATCCTTAATTGTATCCCAAATATCAACGGGTTCTCGCAAAAATATAACCTCTTTATTATCATGTAGTAGTTTTTCTAAATGTTCAATAATTGTGGTTTTTCCAGCACCGATATTGCCCTCGATAGAAAGGATTTGCGGACGGTCCATTATATAATATGTAATGAAGATTTTATCTAAATATATAACGTATCCTTTTTTAAAATTATTAAATCAATTTTATTATAACATAATTATTCTTGTTATTATAATAATCTTCCAGTAATATTGCGCATAGGTTTAAATTTAAGTAAATCTAATGTAAAATTTGTAGTATTAAATTCGTCCTTTCCGTATATATCCTGCATTAATAACCATTCAAACATCCCTCCTCCATATAAATAAATGTGTGTAAATCCAAAATCAGAAATCTGTTTATATTTTTTCTCAACAGATTCATCATTGCAATTTTTTCCATAAACAATTATATATTTTGATTTCAAATCATAAGTAGTAAGCATATCATTGAGAACCTGTTCTTCTTTTTCACAAGGTAATGTATTATATATTAAAAATTCTTGTTCATGAATAGGTAAAGTGTTTATTATAATAAATTGTTCTGGATATTTTACAGCAAATTGAACATCTTCAAAAGAAGCATAATTAATTTTTGATTTTTGAAATAAATTGGAGAACATAACTACTTTATTGAATTAATATGATTATATATTGTTTTAATAGCAATAAATTTTTACTTATATAAAATTGATTTATATTAAAACTAATATATAAGTAATAACTATTACAACAATCATGGATTTGTACCAAAGTAAATTATCTCGTGCGGAATGGGAAACCATTGAAAAACCAGTATCGGATGCAGAAAAGAAAATTCTGCAATTAATTATAGATGGATATCATAATCCAGATATAAAGACTAACGATTCACAAACATTTTTATCTTATACAAAAATCGAAAATTCTCCAGAAATACATTATTTTATATTTAAAAAATATTTTTCAGAATTAGTGCAAACGGCTATAAATAATTATGGAAAAGGGACCAAATTAATAAATATAACTGAAATGTCAGTTATGTCTGGTGAATCATTGAAACATTTGAAAAGTGGCGATTCTATTCGTATTAATAATTCTGAAAAATATATAAAAGACAACAAAAATAATATTTTCGAATATCTACTAATTGATTTATATAGTGAACTTTTAAAAAATATATATAAAAAGAAACAAAAATATGCCTTTTATCTTTATACTTTGATTCAAATAAAGAAAACATCTATTCAAAATATTAATAAATATGTTCTACACTATATAGATGCAGTAATTGATTTTGCTAATACATTTACAGTGCCAAGTGAAATTATAACTAATGCTTATAATTTTATAGAACAAAATAAATATTTAATCAAATATAGCGATAATGAATTATATCCTCATCAAAAAAAACTATTTCGTATTTGTAAACCAGAAACATCTCAAAATTCAAAATTAATTCTGTATACAGCGCCAACTGGCACTGGTAAAACTTTATCTCCAATTGGATTATCGGAAAATAATAGAATAATATTTGTATGTGTAGCCAGGCATATTGGTTTGGCGTTAGCAAAATCAGCTATTTCCAAAGAAAAGAAGGTAGCTTTTGCATTTGGGTGTGAATCTGCAAATGATATTCGATTACATTATTTCTCGGCAGTAGACTATACCGTAAATAAGCGTTCAGGTGGTATCGGTAAGGTAGATAATAGTGTAGGCACAAACGTAGAGATTATGATATGTGATGTTCAATCTTATATTACAGCAATGCATTATATGTTGGCATTTAATCAAGAACATGATATTATTACCTATTGGGATGAACCGACAATTACTCTTGATTACGAAACACATGATTTACATGATACTATTCATAACAATTGGAAGAATAACCAAATTTCTAAAATGATATTGTCTTGTGCAACTCTTCCCACAAGGGAAGAATTATTACCAGTATGTGAAGATTTTCAAAGAAAATTTGGTAATGCTGAAATACATTATATAACCAGTCATGATTGTAAGAAATCGATTCCCATTTTAGATAAAGAAGCAAATTGTGTATTACCACATTATTTATATGAAAATTATAATGATATATTGCGATGTGTAAATTATTGCCAAAATAACAAAACATTATTGCGATATTTTGATTTACGTGAAATAGTTAGATTTATTGATTATGTTCATGACGAAGAAGTATATAACGATAACGTAAATATTGATGAATATTTTGAAAATATAGCAGACATCACAATGAATTCCTTAAAAGAATACTATTTAGAATTATTATGTAATTTGGAAGAAGATAAGTGGGGAGCTATATATAAGTATATATTGTCATCGAGAAAACAACGTTTTGACAATAATGCAATTCATCGCACAAGTAGTTTAAATGATTATAAAAAAGCAGCAGGTGGTGGAGAATTAAAAAGAATAAATAGTGTATTCGATACAAATAATGTTAAAAGACCAAATACACCACCACAAAAGTCTTCAGGGGGTGTATTAGCAACCACCAAGGATGCATATACATTTACAGATGGTCCCACCATATATTTAACCGATGATATTGATAAAGTAGGACAATTTTATATTCAGCAATCAAAAATAGAACCATCTGTTTTTCAAAATATATTATCAAAGATTGATACGAATGCAACATTAATTAAAAAGATAGATTCTTTAGAAGCACAAATTAAAAATAAAGAAACCAAAATAGGTAATGATAATAAAGAAGTATCTGCACGAGAAAGTGGTCGTTTATCAAAAGAATCTAATGCATGGACAGAAGAAATTAAAAAATTAACAAAAAGTATTCGTTTGGTATCATTAGATGCAATGTATATGCCAAATACTACACCTCATCAAAATATTTGGGCTCCAAATGGAGAAATTGTAAGTAATGCATTTGTAGCAGATGTAGGTGAGGAAAATGCAAAAGAAATTATGCATTTAAATGTTGAAAATAATTATAAAGTATTAATGTTATTGGGTATTGGCACATTTAAATTACATAAAAATGCAAGATATATGGAAATTATGAAAAAGTTAGCGGATGAACAAAAGTTATTTATGATTATTGCATCGACTGATTATATTTATGGAACAAATTATCAATTCTGTCATGGCTTTATTGGTAAAGACTTGGCAAATACAACTGTTCAAAAAAAGCTACAAGCTATGGGACGTATTGGAAGAAACAATATTCAACAAGATTATACTATTCGTTTCCGTGATAATGATATGATAAATGAATTGTTTTCAGTATCTGAAAATAATATCGAGGCGATAAATATGCAAAAATTATTTACCAGTATAGAATAAATTTATTTGTAATTATAATTAATTTATAATTTTTTAATTATAATTATTAAAGTGCGTTTTGATAGTTAACAACGTAAGGATTTTCTTTTAATTGACTCGTAATATCCATATTACTATTTCTATCTGCTTGAATACTTGATGTTATTGGATTATGATTACCAGCAACACGTCCCATATTTGAAACATCGGGGGATGCATATGGCATAGTGCCTACAATATCTCTTCCATTTCTTAATGTATTATCACGAGTTTTTTCACGCATATTAATATCACTATTCATTAAAGACATATTACCTTTTGTTAATCTACCATCAATAGTACTGGATTTAATATCATTATTTCGTTGATTACCAATGGCTTCGTATGATTGTAATTCTCTATGTCCGTCAGTTGCACTACTGCCACCAGTATAATAAAAGTTGCCCGTTTCATTGCGAGTTGTATATGCTACTTGTTGGTCAGCTACTTGATATGCACCACCATTTTGACCAGCATTTACATTTAAATGATTTTTAGAAACTTCGGTTGTTTCACGAATAGTATGATTTGGTCTATCTGCTGGGTTAAATATATATGAATTTGATACTTTTGAACCAGCATTTTGATAGGTTCTCAAATTACCAACTACATTTTCTTTTCTTGAAGGTCTTAATACATCAAGTAATGGTGCAATTGCTGAACCAATACTACCACTAACCATACCGAAATAGCTATCTTGTTTGTTTACAGTTCGATTATTGGGGTAAGCTTTTTTAGACTTAACCCCATAATCTCCCGTTGTTGCATGGTTTCTGCCGTTTGCATTAGCAACAGCTAATGGAACTGGACCTAATTGTTGATTATGGGAAGGCATATATTCACCAGGCATATAAGATTCATTTTGTTCTCCGTTGGCAACGCCGGTGTATGATGTGGTGGTTTCTGGTCTGGTCACATATCTATCTATAGGGATAGAATGCAATGAACCTTTAGTATTAGCACCAGTAGTGGTTAAATATCTATCTTGATTCATTTCAAAACTACGTTCTGGGCGGTTTTTTTCCATAACACCCATTTGGTCTGGTGTTGCTATATTTTTAATCCTACTATTTGCAGGACCTTCATGTCCAATTAAAGAATTACCTCCATTTTTGGGATTCGTATCAACACGTAGATCATCTACAGATTTGGGCATCCAATTTTCACGGTCCATCATACCAGCATTAAACCCTTCAGAGCCATCTTTGGTATAACCTAAACCTAAACCAGGACCAACTCGTTCTTCTTCAAAAGGCTTTACATTTGCCATACGCATACTGGGGTTTACTCGCGAACGAATAAAATCAGTAGAATTTGGAGCACCATGTGCCCATTGAACATTTTCATCTGGTTTAAATAAAGGGGCTTGTTCTTTTTTTCGGATTTCCTGTGAACCACCACCAGTATAATTATCCATTAATCCCTCATAACTATTAGCAACTGATTTTACAGTTCTTAAATTACTACCGTAAAAAGGGACCATATTGTTATGCTGAAAATAATCAGCAGCGACTTTCTCTCCAGTCAATGAATGAAATTGAGGACCGTCCACTCCATCTGTTGTATCTTCATTTTTCTTTTGATTGAAATATTTATCAGTATATACACCATTGCTTTCAAATCTATTCACTTGCGATAAAGCAGAAGTTTGGTCTAATTCACTTGAATCAATGGGATACTCATTTGGATAATTTCTATTTGGGTTATTCGTGTTAGGTAAATCATTATTTACAAAAGTTTCTCTATTTTCTTCATTATCTTTATTTTGATTCGATGCTACATATAATAATCCTAATGCAAGACCTGGTATAGCTAATTCCATTTTATTATAATATAATATATAATATTATAATAACATCGTCCAAATTCAATTATTAATGATAATTTGCTCCTGCACATTCTCGTTCATTTCCAGCGATACACATCGATGAACCTGTCAAATAGTATTGTTGATTATTACCAACAACGGGTATCTGTGGTTTAAAATTATCTTTTTCTAAAATTCGGGTTTGAATATTATGACCAAAATTTCTCTCTAAATCATTTTGAGGATTAAAAAAAGGCGTTTCCCACCTTGATTGTTCTAAATCTTTATACATCCATGCTGGATGACTTGCTCTACTTTCTTCAGTAATTGGATTTTGTTCTCTATAACTCTTTTTACTTGATGATACACTTTGTAATTTATAATTGTTTTTTGCCACTAAATCACGGTTTAATGTTCTGGTTAATCCATATAAATCACTTTCTAAATTAACACTATTCGTATGTAAATTTGCACCCCATTTTTGTAATCGAATATGAGGGTCTTCATTAAAAGGTAGGTCCATACCTTGTCCTGGTGTATTTAACGTGTATCTACCTACATATGTTGATTCTTCTAATTGTTTTTGAATACGGTGCGGGTCATCGCGAAATCGTGTGAATGCCATAATAAGTTATTATATATACCGAAAAAAAACTTGGTATTAAAATTATATAAATGCGAGATTTTATTATATTTATAAATGAGTTTGAATACTCCTAAAATATGTTTAAATATGATTGTTAAAAATGAATCTACTATTATTACACGTTTATTAAACAGTGTGATATCCCTAATAGACCATTATGTTATATGCGATACTGGTAGCACAGATAATACTACACAAATCATAGATGATTATTTTAAAGACAAAAATATAAATGGTAAAATTATACATAAACCCTTTGAAAATTTTGGAAAAACGCGCAGTTATTCATTATCCCACTGTTTACACGAACCCAACTCGGATTTTATTTTATTGTTGGACGCAGATATGATATTTGAAATGAATATATCAAATATTTATGAATTTAAACAATCTTTAACTTATGACGCATATCATATTCTACAAGGGGACCAGCGAATTCAATATAAAAATATAAGATTAATTAGAAATAAATTACAATTTTACTATTTGGGTGTTACTCATGAATATATTACAAGTTCTCATAATTATACAAAAAGTATTATTTCAAAAGAAAAAATGTATATAAAAGATATTGGTGATGGTGGTTGTAAAACAGATAAATATGAACGAGATATTAAATTATTAACTCAAGGGCTTATTACAGAACCGAATAATAATAGGTATCGTTTTTATTTGGCAAATTCATACAAAGACAAAGGTGATTATGAAAATGCGATTATTCATTATAAAAAAAATTTGGAACTACTGGGTTGGGACCAAGAAATATGGTATAGTTATTATAATATTGGTATTTGTTATAAATATTTAAATAAATATGCAAATGCTATCGAATATTGGTTAGATGGTTTTCAATATATGCCAAATAGAATAGAAACATTATTTGAAATTATAACTTACTACCGACAAATGAAAAAATATCGTTTAGCTTTTCATTTTTATAAAATTGCATTTGAATATAAAAACAAGATTAGAGAACCTGAAGAAGAATTGTTTTTACGAAAGGACATTTATGAATATAGATTAGATTATGAATTAATATTAATCGCATATTATCTTAATATTGATAAAAATAGCATTAATGATTACTGTTTAAGTATATTAAATTTACCTAACGCAGAAGTATCTGTAAAAGATAACATTTTAACTAATCTTAAATTTTATTATTTTGATTTATCTTCTTTAAAAATAGATAATATATTTGATATAGATTGCTTTAAATGTATAGGTAATGATTTACAATCTAAACATGTATATGAATTTCATGCATCTACTCCCAGTTTATGTTTTCATAATGGTGAATTGATTGTTATTATTAGATATGTAAATTATTACATTGATGAAAACGGTTATTACCGTGCAAAAGATGAAAAAGGGAATTATTGTGAATTACAAAATATATCAACACGAAATGTTTGTGCTATATTTGATTATAAAGATAATAAAGTCATTTTCAAAAAAGAATTTGAAATAGAATACAATGATATATTTGATTCTTATTATAAAGGAACAGAAGATATTCGAATTATGAGTTATAATAATGAATTATATTTTACTGGTAATAAGATAACCAATCATAACGATTTCAATATATTTATTGAATATGGACGGATTAATTTACAAGAGGAAAAATTAGAATCTTGTTTATTAAATATTGAAAATAAGAACAAAATTGAGAAAAATTGGGTAATGTTCTCTAATGATGAAAATAAGTTTGCTATTTATAATTGGTTTCCTTTAACTATATGTAAATTGAATGATGAACCTATACTTTCAAATAATTTAGAAATTAATGATGTTGACATCCTACATAAAATAGATACACCTCATTGTTTTAAATATGTCCGTGGTTCTACTAATGGCATAAAAATAGGGAATGAAATATGGTTTATATGTCATATGGTAGGTTATGAAAATAGCCGGTATTATTATCATTTATTTGTAGTATTAGATGCGAATACATTTGAAATTATTAAATATTCCAAAATTTTTAATTTTGGAAAACATAGGGTTGAATACACATTAGGATTTGAATATATTTCAGAACATAATAGTTTTTTAATTGGGTATAGTCGTATGGATAATAACCCTGGATTTTATTTTATAAATAAAGATACAATCGAAAACATGATTTATGATGAAACCACGATTAATTTCTCCAAAAATACGTAAAATTGACCAATTATAAACGTTTATCTCTAACAGTATATTCAAATAACCATCATGGAGATTCTTAATAGATTTAATCGCCGCGGTCCTATCGATTTACTACGATATGTTTATAAATTTGTAGATATAGATACCAAACTTATTATGTTAACCAGTAAGCACTCTTTATTAAATACAGACGATATGCCTTTGCCTTTTGCAAAATCAGACTGGTATTATTATGATGATAGCAACCAAAATTTCTATCGTTCATTTACTACATTAACGCAATTACAAAATATATATAATAGTATTGTTAATAAATTAGCAGTTTGGAATGATACAAAAAAGTCTTTCGTTCTACATAAAAATATTAAAGATACGCTTAAATTCCGTGAAAGGAGTTGTAAAACAATAACTATAAAAACTAATAATATTAAAAAATGCACACGAATTTCCCTTTCTCCAGAAGAATCATACTTAATATGGGCATTAAATACTATTAGAACCGATTTTATATATATACCAGATACATGCATTAGTGATTTAAAACCAAATTCTTGGATAATAGAAAAATATCAACGAGTGTATAAGAGAATAGCCCTACTATTTCAACTATTAAATAGTTTTGATAATGAAGCACCTGAATTTAATTATTTAATTAAAAAGGTATTACTATCATGTATTTCTGCAACAATAATTTATAAAAACAATAAAAATGAAGCTTTTCTGAATATATTGAAAAAGAAAAATCAAATAGAATTCAAAAAAATAATAAAAGTTGAAGTTAAAAAACACCAAAGAAAAGTTTTTAAGAATAATAAAGAACGTATAGTGAAAGAGCGTAAAATAGAGAGAGCACGTATAGCGAAAGAGCGTCAATTAGAAAAAGAAGCAAAAATAAAACTGCAAACAGAACTAAAACTCATGCGTCAAGAAGAGAAGGAGCAACGAAAACTGCTTAAGTCAAATAAAAAAAGAAATATATCATAATAAGAAGTTATCCATGTATATGTAAAGTAATAATCAAGAGTCTTTTTTTTCTGGTATATCAATTATATTTGCATTTCTACATGCCTGACCAAATGTTCTTCTATGCCAACTGGTAATACCATGTTCAATAATACCTTCTCTATGTTGTTTTGTTCCATATCCTACATTTTTTCGAAACCCATAATAATCATCCAACAAAGGATATTTATCACACATTTCTATCATATATGCATCACGAGATGTTTTCGCTAATATACTTGCTGCTGCTATACCCATATATTTCGCATCACCTTGTTCTACCGTGGTTGAGCTTAATTCATTCATACAACTGGTTTCTTCATTAAATATCATGTATGGTGTAAAATAATTACCATCAACTATTGCAGAGAAATCTTCTAATTTAGAATCAACATCAATATTAGTTTCTATGTTTGATATTGTATTACGAATACAATTATGCATTCCTTGCATTACAGACTTTAATATATTGATATTATCAATAACATTAGCATCAATATACTCTACATGCCAAGCCAATGCATTTTCTTTAATATATTCTGCAACTTCATTTAGTTTTTTTTTAGAAGAAAACTTTTTACTGTCTTTAATATTTGTTCCATCGAATTTAGTGGAATCTTTAGGTAAAACTACACAAGCTATATACACACGTCCAAATAAACAACCTCTACCAGCTTCATCTATAGATATTTCATATTTATTTTCATCATCATAAAACCGTTCTAATAATACAGTAGGCTTCTTCATCTTCTTATAATAAATAAGTATATTAAATACATATTTATCAATTTTATTTAATACTTTTAGATACATATATTTTCAACATATACTATATATCTATTTGAAATATGAATTTAAAAATAACACCTTTGATGATATTTGTTATAATATTACTACTTTTAGTAATTTTGACATTTTTATGTAAATTACCATGCTTTAGCAAAGAAGGCTTTGTTTCATTTTTACATGACCAAAATACAATGACTGAACAAACTATTCCTCAATATAGCCCGAGTGAAAAATTATATAAATTATATGACAATCTCTATTTTGATATCAAAAATGGAACTTTAGTTGAAGTCGGTTCTCCAAATAAAGATAATATTACTATAACCGAAACCAATTTTGATTGGGAGAAGTATATGGCTGATTATTCTGGCGATTTAACTGCAGAAGTTACTGATGCTGCTACTGCTTGGACTCATTATAATGATGTAGGTAAGGCACAACAAAAAGTTGCTCATGCAAAATTACCTTTTGATAATGAAGGCAATACCATTAATAATATTACTACATTGCATAGAAATTCTGAAGAGAGCTTTACATATGAGATTACTGCACCCGAACAGCGTTTACCTACTCCTGCTACAAATTTAATGTCATCTTATAAAACAGTTGAATTCATTAGTGATTCTAATACTAATAGACCTACTGATGCATATCATGTATTATATATGGCATGGGATAAAAAGACTTATTTACATGTATTAAATACTACAAATGATAACAATAATAGTTTAACTAATAAATATTCTCATGTTGCTTCTTACTTATTTAGTAATACTTCTACTGCTCAAAATATAGACCATAATAATGAAGAAATGTATATTACTGATTATATTCAAGATGTAGATGCTAATAATAATAAGAATGTATTAGAACAAAAATATAACAGTGAGCGTGAAGTTTATCAAATTAGTAAAAATGTAAAATATGATATGAAAGGAGGTAATATATTAGTATTTAATGATGACGATAATACAATTGAAGTTCTTAAACGTGATAGCAACGTAAATAAAATAACTATTAGATTAAATGATAGTAATACTGATGAAAGAACTTTTGGAAACAATGAAACTTATACCAGTGTAGATTTTAATGTTCGCACATTAGAAGACCGTAAAGGAGGAAATACTGTTTTATATATTACTGATGCCTACAACACTATAGTAGCAATTATTGGCAAAGATTATGATGGTAGCACTTCTCTTAAGAATTTAAAGAGATTTACTCCAAATGGTTTAGATACTGGTTCTGGAGTTGTTAATGAAACTGGTTCTAATAATACTTCTACCGATGCAAGTGGTAATACATACAACCCAAACTCTGTAGCTGATACTACTACTACTACTAATACTAATACTAATACTAATACTACTACTAATAATAGTCTTAATAGTAATGGTCTTAATTTAGATAACTATATTTTAAAAACACAAGTAGTTCCACCAGTATGCCCTGCCTGCCCAACGTGTCCATCTTGTAGTAATGGTTCTGGGACTTGCGGTGATTGTGGTGGAAATGGAGGTAGTGGAACAAAAGATAAAGAAGGGAAAACAACTGTAAAAGGTGATGCTGTATCTGAAAAGAGTGCATTACAAGGTGCAGTTGGTGCAGTCGGAGATGTTGCATCTGGAACTGTTGGGGCAGTCGGAGATGTAGCTTCTGGTGCAGTTGGAGCAGTAGGAGATGTTGCTTCTGGAACAGTTGGTGTAGTCGGAGATGTTGCAACAGGAACAGTTGGTGCAGTAGGAGATGTTCTATCTGGAGCAGTTGGTGCAGTAGGAGATGTCGCAAATGATTTAATTAGTTCTGGAAAAAATGCAGTAGATACTGCAAATAATAATAATCAATTACAACAAAATGCAACTAACTCACCGGGAACTCATATATTACCTAACTCTACAACTGACCCATACTCATACTATGGACAAGTTCCTTATAAAAAACCTACATCTTTTATAGCAAGAACAGCAGATTTCAGTTCATTTGGTAAATAATTCGTTTAAATATCCATATAAATATAACAATATTATATAAAATAATATTGTTATGGAAAAGATTGATATTAATACTATATTTGAAAGAAGTATTATTGAACAACAAATAAAAACAGTTTTATCTGATTTTGATGAGAAATGTAATGATTTAAATTATAAAAAAGGCATTTATTTATATGGTTCTCCAGGTAGTGGTAAAACATATTTTATTACAAATATATTGAAAAGTATGGGATATGACACTATAAAATATGATGCGGGTGATATTCGAAATAAGGCACTTATAGAAACTATTACATGTAATAATATTTCAAATAGAAATGTATTAGATATGATGACAAAGACGACCAAAAAAATAGCAATAGTAATGGACGAAATAGACGGTATGAATAGTGGAGATAAAGGAGGTATAAATGCATTAATTAAATTAATTCGTCAAAAGAAAACTAAAAAACAAAAAACAGAGAGTAAAACAATGAACCCTATTATTTGTATTGGTAATTATTACACTGATAAAAAAATGAGAGAGTTAATGAAAGTTTGTAATATATTTGAATTGCCAAGTCCATCTTCTAAACATGTAAAAGAAGTATTAAAAATAATAATAAACGATAAATTTTCGTTTACGAATGAACAATATAATACGATTTTAAATTATATTCAAGGTGATATGCGTAAATTAAAATTTGCAACAGATATTTTATTAAAATCTAATGAAAAGGAATTTAACTATGAAATATTAAATATATTTCACATGAAAAGTTATAATGAAGATGCAAAATCAATAACAAATTGTTTATTAGAAAATAATTATAGTATTGAAAAACATAATATATTAATGAATGAAACAGATAGAACTATAGTAGCATTATTGTGGCATGAAAATATAATAGATAAATTAAAAAATATTCCTATAAAGATTGCGTATCCATTATATTATAAAATATTACGTAATATTTGTTATGCCGATTATATTGATAGAATTACTTTTCAAAATCAAATCTGGCAATTTAACGAAATGAGTTCCTTAATAAAAACCTTTTATAATAATAAAATATTTCATGATATGACAAGTGAATATATAAAACCTCAATTAGAAGAGATTCGATTTACAAAAGTGCTTACAAAATATTCGACAGAATATAATAATACACTATTTATACAAGATTTATCACAAATGTTATCTATAGATAAACGAGACCTAATTGCATTTTTCCAAGAGCTACGATTATGCATTGGAAAAGATTTTTGTAATGATAGTGAATTATTGAGTCAAGTAGAAAATATGTTTGAAGATTATGATATTTGTAAATTAGATATAAAAAGGTTTTATCGTTATTTAGATAAAAATACTAAAAAAGAAACTCTTACGGAAGAGATAGAATAAATATTCATTATAATGAGTGAATATTTAATTATAAAATTCGATTTCATCAGTAATATTCGATTTTTTTAGTATCAGTTTTTTTTCGAATATGTTTGTTTTATTGTTCTTGTTGATTTAACAGGTTTTCTATTTGATGTGTTTTTTGATACAATATTTGATGGAGGTTTTAATTTAAACATATCTTCAAACATCGCATCAAACATTTCTTCACATGTATTTGGAATTTGTTTTACGTTTCCTTTACTATCTTTTCTATTTAATATTTGGTCATACATATAGTACGCAGATATCTCTCTGTAGCCTCTATTAAATTCACAAAACAAGGTTTTTAAAGCGGGTTTTTTACTTGTTAGTTCTTTAATATGTGTATTTGAATACTCACTAAAAATATTCCAATTACAATAATGATAAAAATGGTTAGCTAATATCATTATACTTAAATATTTTATTAGTTGTTTTGGTCCATCTATTCCTGTTTTCTTTAAAATAGCGTTATAATGACACCAATCACCGTCCAAATCTATTAATTTAATATCAAATGGGTCTAAATTTATAACACAATTAGCAGGTTTTAGGTCAAAACAAATTATTTTCATTTTAGAATGTAATGTATCAAATATATTGATTAGTTGTTCAGCAATTATTATATCTATTTCACTTAAACTATTAGATTGTTTATCTTTAAAACCATCTTGCAATTCATTATTATAGTATTCTGATATGTTCATATCATATCCTTCATTTACAATTATTTTATATATATTATGAGTAAGCACTTTTGGAACCATATTATGCATAATAGATGTATTTGATTTAACGGATACTAATTCTTCTTTTCTATATATGCCATAGTAATACAACGGTGGTGAAATATTATAATAATCTGCATTATGCCAAATATCGGATTCCTTATTAATTAAATCGGATTGTATAAATTCTTCTATTTCTGTTTTATTATTATCAGATTCATTATTTATACTGTTTAATAAATAGTCAGGTATAGAAACCATCGGTTCCATTGAAGTTCTAAATGTTATTTTATCATTATTTTCATCTTCAAACAAAATAACTCTATTATTTGCACCTTTATTTATTTTTTTAATCTTATGCGTATTAAAATCAGAAAAGTTGGTTTGAAAATACATCATTACATTATTTTCATAAGGTATATCCTTAATATTTTTATACATATTATTTATATTAGATGGTTCTGGTTTACTTTTAGACATATTATATATTATAATACTTTATTTTAATATATATTTATTGGTTTACAATTACTTCTTTATCAGGAATTAGTTTTGATTTTTCAGTAATAGAATAAGATATTTGTTCACTTGATATAGTTTCTATCTTTTTCGCATTCCCAGTGTTTAAAGAAGCGTTTTCATCCTTCAAATGTTGGTTTTCTTTAGTTAATTCTTCTATTCTCATAGACATTTGAATTATTTGACTTTGCATATTCATCATATTGTTATGCATATCTTGTTTTTCCTTACCGAATTGTTGTATTCCTTGTTGTTGTTTTTGAACAAGTTCAACCACTTCTTGATTATTTAATTGTCTGGGTGGTTTACCGGGTTCGTTTAGCATGATAGGACCATTTAATTTTTGTTTTTCTTCCATTTCCTTTATCATTTTAGCTCGTTCTGCTTCTATTATTTCGATTTGGTTTAAAACATCAGGTTTCATTTTTGGTAATCCAGGTTCATAATTTTCCAATAATTTGTCAATATCATGCATAAAGAATTGCTTAATTGGTTCTTCAAACTCTTTTTGAATAAATGTTTCAACGGTTTTTGGAGATTCCTTGAAATAATCGGGATGTGCAGTATCGAACATTTTTCTTTTATCATATGTGTTATGTTCATGTGAAAATACCAATATAGATTTAATAGGGTCTAATTGAACAAACGGAACAGTATAATTTTTTAAAAATGCTTTTTCTTCGGCTAACGCAGCTGTATCATCATATTTTGTATCATCTAATAGTTTCTTTTTAAATGCAAATGTTCCTGCAGTTGCATGATTTGGTCCATATGGACCGCATTGTATCATCTTATGAATGTGTTTAAAATATATATATATTTCACTACTGCCTGCACACAACGCCTCTGGTTTACTTTGTAATCGTTCAACTGCATGAGATACTCTATCTGGTGGATAATAATCATCATCGTCCATATAAACAATAATAGAACCCCGACAATGTTTATGCATAAAATTCCTTTTTGCTCCTAACATCATTTTGTCCTCTATCTCAAAGTATCTTATTTGTGGAATACCAGATGCTTGCACTAAATCCTGAATCTTATCTGTTCCATCATCAACTATTATCCATTCCATTCTACTTTTTGGATAAGTTTGATTTCTAAAACACTGGAACATCATATTAATAAAAGGTCTTCTATTAAATGTAGGAGTGCAAATAGAAACCATAGGCAAAGTTTGGGTATTATTTGCCTTTCCTTTAGATTTCGATTTTTTCCCCATAATATATGTATTAGTACATGAATATATTTTATATCTTTAAACGAAAATATATTTTTTTTAATTATTTTTCATAAGAAGTAATTGTATTTTATCATATAACGCATTATATAACCAAGTAGCAAAAACTACTATTAATAGTATATTAAAGAACATGAAAGAATCTTTTAATGAAAATCCAGGAATTATACCACTTGTGCTGGAAAGTTCTGTCATCATCTTAATTAAGAAATAAAATGCTATACCTAATAATAATACAAGATAGATATTTGACTTTAATAAACCTATTAATTTAAATATTATTTGCATTATTTTCTTAAACATTGAATCTCCATCACAACCCTTTTCGAATTCAGTTGCAAATGCATTATCACTATGCACTATAATGTTTAATATAGTAGCTATCATACCATCAGGTGAATACCATGATATAGAAAAGAATGAATTAAATATTAAATATATAAATATGAAGAATGCAGCAACTGGGACACTAATAAGAATAATTGTTATAAACCTTAAAAATAATAATATCAATCCTAATAGTGATAAAGCATCTGAATAATGTTCAATTGCATGTACTGCAAAATATACTACTACTATTCCTGTCATTAAGTTGATAAGTGTGCTACCAGTTGCGTCTCTTATTATTGCTACTAAAAAGTTCTTAAATAATGGAGCTAAATTTTTTATAAAATGAAAACTGGCTAAATATACAAAAATATATAATATTTTGCCATTAAATAATAATGAACTATATTTGGGTATTTGAATTGTAAGTAAATTATCTAATATAGAAGGGAAAAATAACGCAAATTGAAAAAACCATAAAAATAGTTTCATTAGACCATAATCTTCTCCTATTTTCTCTAATTTCTTTATATCTAAATGTGCTACTTCAATATCAGTATTGTCTAATGCGTAAAACATAACATAATACCAATTAAATGAAACTGGAACTGCTAAAAGAGCAGAAAACAATGTAGATGTATATTCTCTAATTAATTTTTTATCTTCATCTGTAGCATTTCCATTTGAAAGAACGTCTGCAATACCTTCTCCAAATTTCTTATTTGTATCAACAAACTTACCATACGAATTTTCTATATTTTTTACCATTTCTTCTTTCCAATCTAAATCAACCTTGTCTGGGTCCTCTACTGTATCTTGACCTTCACATTCTCCGGGATTTTGTTCACAATAATCGCCACATTCACCAGTTTCCTCACATTGTTCTTTAACTTGCTCTGCGTGTGTTTTTACTGGGGGTGAACCCATATTAAATATACTTGCTATTTTTCCTTTATTTTCACTATCTTCTTCTTTATTTTCACTGTCTTCTTCTTTATTTTCACTGTCTTCTTCTTTATCTTCTTCTTTATTTTCACTTTCTTTTTCTTCTTCCATACCTTCATTCCCTTCAATTATATTATTTGTAAATATACTACTCATGGTGTTAAATGATTCCAAATTATCTACATTACCTCTTTTTTTAATAACTTCATCTGTATTTACTATTTCATACTCTTCATTTTTTAAAACATTAAAAGTTTCTATATTTTTAAAGTTGTTCTTCACTTTCCTTTTTTTAATATTTTTTAATTTATTTTCCATATTAGCTGTTTGAAAATTATGTTCATTTTTATTACTAAAAGCTTTTTTTGCAGATTTATTATATTGATTATTCGATGTATCCATGTATAAAATTAAATATATTATATTATATTCTTATAATATATTTATCATATTAACATATTCTTTATCGGGCATATAACATACCGCAATTTCCACTAACTATAGATAAAACATTATATCGTTCTTCGTATAGAGTCAAGTTATAACTATACTCATACAGTCTCCAATTTGATTTTCGCATACCAATTATTTCGCCATTATCATCGCATATAACATCGAAATTCGAATTAACTGGGTCTATTGTGGGCACATACGTGTTTATTTCAAGTTCAATATTATTAAATTTACTCGTGTTAATAGCTCCAGATGGTTGATATTCAAAAGGACTTGTATTTAAACAAAAATTATAACAATAAATTCCATCTTTTGCAAAACCTTTTGTGCGGGTATATTTTTCAATATAATCATATACACCTCTTACCATTAAATTTTCTCTATATTCACCATTTAATATTATACCCATGGTTTCCAATATTTCTTTTCTATTTTCAGTATGATAATCACCTGTAATAGTAATTCCTGTATTTTGTCTTGATACTGGATGCACACCTAAACCATATTCGAATGTTCCTTCGGTTCCAGAAATAGGTGTTATGGGCGCTAACTTAATATTAGAAGGTAAATTATGATACGGCCAATTCGTATAATTACTCCATTCATTTCGTAAATTAACATCATTTCTTTGAAAAAACCACATCCAATTAGAAATCATACCACTTGATTCTAACTTAACTCTTTTTGAACCAGTTATATTTTCATATTTATGTTCAAATACATCTTTTACCAAATATACATGGTCTTGTGCTGCAAATTTTTGAGTTTCTTCTTTTGACAAAAAACAATATGTAGACATTAAATGTATATCTGCGTTCCAAGTATTTATCTTATTCTCATAATCTTCAGGTAATACATATCCACTTGGTGGTGTTTGTAAAAATCGATACATTTGAAATCTGTTTTCATTAAAATCAGGTTTAACATATGGATATGAATAACTATAATCAAAAACATCTCTTACTTGAAATAAATCTTGTATAGGACGCATGGTGACTGTAATCGATAATTGATTATATTGTAATGCAATTAAAGGAAATGCACAGCTATTTATTAATGTAAACCATGAATTAATAGGTATATATAGATTTCTACCACGAATAGATGGTTCAGAACCAGTAGAATTTGTTGTATATGATGCAGATGGATATGCATTTGAACGACCATGTGCATAGGCTGGGTTATTTAATTCGCCAATATTACCAGTCATTTCATAAAACAATTTCTTTTTTTCTTCACTAAAATCTCGTTCTACCATAGCAGCCAAATATTCGCCTGTATATCTTTGCAATTTCATTCCACCACATTGAATTGTGATTTCTTTTATCATATGTGTTCCAATATCCTTTATCCATTTAAAATCATATGGTGCCCATCTTCCGCTGGTTTCATTGCATGGCGAATATACAGGACTCCATATATCGGGTAATCCAACCACAATATAGGTATCCATTAATAAATCTGCATATCTTGGTATTTTAAATGTGAATACAGATTCTTCGGATGGGCGTAATTCTCTTAAACCATCATAATCTATACGGAATTTTTGCATACCAAAATTTGTATATTTTACATATGTTGCTTTAAAAAAGGTCTTTAATGGATTTCCTGTTAAAAAAACGTTATTATCTCCTACAGAAATTATATTTAGTAATCCTCCTGCCATAATTCAATGTTATATTTATATAATATATTTTTATTATATTTGTTATATATAGAATATATAAATATGAATCGTGTGGAATTTATTATGTATGTTATTGTTCTTATGATACTATCTTATGTTTTTTTTAAAATATACTGCAATATCAAGTCAAATACTGTATCTATTCAAGAAAATATGGTGGGCGAAATAAAAGATTCAATAATTTCAATGATTAGTTCTTTTAGTGTTGATGAATTTAATTCAATTGTTTCAAATAAAAACTTTTTAAATATTGGCGGAATCCAAAGTATTGATAAAAAATATAGCATTATGCCTTTAAAACAATATTGTATTAAGGCATCTTTAAATTCTGCTACTACTGGTAAAACTGTCAATAAAGATATGGTTAAATTTGTATTATCAAGAGGTTGTCGCCTTTTAGATTTTGAAGTATTTTACACAAAAGCTGGTAATAATTATTTACCTGTCGTTGCTGAATCTACTGACCCCGAATTTAAACTATTTTCAACAGATAATCATATTACTTTAGAGAGTGTGTTTACTACAATTATAGGTAATTGTTTTTCTGGAAATTCTCCTAATAAGAAAGACCCTTTGTTTATTCATTTGCGCATTAAGACAAAGGATACTGAATGTTATAGTGCCATTTCTAAATTAATTGATTCTATATTGAAAATTAAACTATATCAAGGAGAAGTTAATGATAAAACTAAACTCGAACAACTTATGGGTAAAATAGTTATTGTAATTGACAAAACTATTCATAGAGATTATAAAGATTATGCTAAATGTAAAGGAAGTGATGTAAAATGTTATGATTTATCGAACTATTTAAATGTTGAAAGTGGAAGTCAAACTATTAATTTATATTCTTTAATGCAAATTGAAAATCAAGCAAGTAGTCCACCACTAATTAAAGATGATGAAATATCTACCACTGCTATTTCCAGTAAATTAGTTTTGCCTATCCAAAAATCAAAACAAAATCCTAATATGCAAAAGTTAGTAACTAATTTTGGTGCTCAAATAATAGCATATCGCTATAGCAATCCAGATAATAATTTAGTAGATTGTGAAACTTTCTTCAATGATAATAAGAGTGGCATAGTTCCTTTAGCTGCTGCTATTCCTTATTTTCAAAGAATTCATAAAGAAAGCACAAAAAAATAAATAACTAATATATAAGATAATTTTTATATATTAATGGTTAAACCAAAGTTTAATAATAAATTATGTAATGATAAAATGACATTTGAAGATTGTCAATTAGCCGTATTACGACATGCGGTTGATGTTACTGAAGAAAAACAAGGTATTGCTAAAGTGAATAATGCTGATGTTAAAAAAATGTTAACTATTGTTGAAGATTTTATAAGAAAAAAGAAATTAATTTGTTATGGCGGAACTGCTATTAATAATATTTTACCAAAATTTGCACAATTTTATAAAAAAGATATACAATTACCCGATTATGATTTCTTTTCAGCAAATCCAATTGATGATTCTAAAGAATTAGCTGATATTTATCATAAAAATGGATATACTGATGTAGAAGCAAAATCTGGTCTACATTTTGGCACATTTAAGGTTTTTGTTAATTTTATTCCAATTGCCGATATTACTTTTTTACACCCCGAAATTTATAATAGTATTTCAAAAGATGTTATCAAAATAAACGGTTTACATTATGCTCCTCCCAACTTTTTACG